CAAAGCAATGTAGCCTAGCGCGGTCAAATCTGTCAGGAGTAGCAGACAATCCAACACGAGCCGCCGCCGGAAATGCGTCAATGATTGCCTGATAGCTTCTGGCTGCCGCATGGTGTGCCTCATCTATGACAATGACATCAAACGGCCTGAAGTTTTTAAGCCGCTCGAGCCGCTTCGGTTGCCGTATGGTGTCCTTACTCGCCACCACCACCCGTTCGTTGCCTGAATGTATTTCGGGCAGCTCATGCCCCACTGTCTCTTGCAGAAACGCAGATAGCGTAGCTGTCGCTTGGTGAATAAGCTCCGTTCTGTGGGCAAGCCAAAGTATGCGAGAATCTTCGAGTTGCTTAACAAGCTTAGCTCCTACTCTGGTCTTGCCAGTACCAGTAGCCATTTCAATAAGCGGCGACTTACCCAGAAGCACCGCCGACACTGCTTCGGCTACAATCCGCGACTGATACGGCCGCAGCGGCTTGTCTGCCGCCTTGGCTGCTGATTCGTGGCCAAAGAAGTCTAGTCGCATAGAAACGGTGCCGCGAGGGAGTAGTCGCGTACCTACTTAGTTAGCCTCACTTATGCTGGACTTATCCAGCTCCCTCTTGGCTCCGTGCCCAACGACGGATTTGAACCGTTGCGGCTAGCTGCCTATGACAGCATAGCCGCCTCTGGATAAAACCGACTTATGTCGGCAGTCCAGCCAGGCCATTCCTCAGCCTGGACACCATCGGGCTAATGCCGCTGTTTTACCAGTAGCGGCCGAGCTGGAGCTAGGAAAACCCTAGCCAGGTGTATCTAGAATGCCGGCCCCTGGTCAGCGCTAGGGGCGCGCAGACGCAGGCAGTCAACCTTCTTGCCGCCAAACGTCGTCTTGTCCTTAAACAGCTCCACGGGCTTACCGACGCAGGCACTGGGAGTGCCAAACATATCCTTGAGCGTCGTCAGTACAGTCGTCTTAGCAATCATCTGACGGTCAGTCTCATTGAAGTGGACGATAGTCAGCTTCTCAGGCTGCTTACCCTGAAACGTGACTTCCTCCTTGGTGATTGCCTTGATGGTCAGTTGAATCGGAGCGTCCGCAACGTCTTCGGTCTTGTAGAAGCGGCTCGGCATCAGGTCTGCAAATGAATCGGCCATAGTGTGTTCCTTTTGTTGTTGCTGGTTTATTAGTCTAAGGTCGTCAATAAGATATCCCGTCGGTTGTTCTCCCCACATCACTCAATCCCAGAATCCTTCAGCCATTCCTCGGCGGCTTGCTTCTGCCGCCACGCTGACACGTCCGCCGTAAAGTCGCCACGGCCTGGCCAATTATTAAGCTGCAAGCAGCGCTGCCAAAGCGCGGCGGCTTCATGCCAAGTCTCTAGTCCTTGTTTAAGCATCCGCGGAGTAACGTTGACAAAGCGAACGTCATACGGCGCCGCAGACTCCGCAAAGATAAACCACGGCTCTTTGCCAGTAGCCTCGCTGTAGGCTGCAACTTGCATATCATATCGATACTTCTCAATCTGATAGGTGATATTGTAGTCGGACAAGTCATGAGACGTCTTGAGGTCCCAGAACCGATTGTCTTGGCTAGAATTGAGGTCAATATAGCCGCTGCATTCAACACCTAGAATGCTTGTCCATTCTACTCGATACTGAGGCACACCGATAATGCCTCGCCTGGTAAGTTCAGATTTTACAGCGTCAGAGATTGCCTTAGCCTTGGCCTCTCGAGCAGGAGCCTTGCGCTTTTTCTTGCCGTCTGGTTTAGCTTCGACTCCCAGGGTTGCCACGTCGGCAGAATTGCCAAGCAGCATAGACTGCGTTTTCTTGGGGTTGGCCTGGCCGCCAAGCAGCCGGTGCGCCAACCAAGCATGCTTCGGCGACTTATCCAGCAGAATCTTGGCAATGCTGGGACTAAGACGGACGACGTCAGTCATTTAGACATTCCTTTGATAAACTCTTCTGTCTTAGTCTTACAGGGCCTGCAAACTTCATGTGAAAATGCATATTCGATGCTTGGATTTCTGTTGGCGGCGGAGATGGCAATCAAACAGAAATCAGCAAACATCTCGATTTCTTTCTTACAGAAATCACAAAAGCGCTTAGTTGCCATTGCCGTCGCCTTTGTCACCGTCAGCTGGCGTCGTAGCCGTCAGGATTTTATTGACAGCTTGAACAGTAGCCAAGACGACGTTGTAGGCCTCGAGCTGCTTATCCCAGCCAAGTGCTACCTCCTGTACAAACTCGTCTTTGTCGACTCCCAGCTCAATTGCCAGGGCAATCATCTGGTCTTGCATGTGACTGAGCTGGGCAATCTTTGCGATATGCTGTAGCGTTACCATTACCGCCGCTCCTGCCTAGGTTCTCTCTTCTGCCGATTGCGAGCATCCTGCGCCAGCGTCAACAGAACAGTGGCTAACTCAACGGCTTGGTCAGGAGTAAGAAACGCCATTACCTTAGAGTCATAGTAGCTGTCAATCTTGACTCTCCAGCCGTCTTCGTGCGTTGAGTTGAAGTCAAGCGAAATCTTAACTTGGTCATTGTTTAGAAACATGATTTCTCCTTATAGCACACTGCCATTGTTATCCACACCTGGGCCGCCGTACGAGCTGCCGTCATCAAACGTCTCTGCCTCTTCTTGCGGCCCATACACCACCTTGGTTTGCTTCCAAGCTTCGCGCGCCAGCCTTTCGTCCTCGTCGGTGCCGACGGCCTGCATTGGATTAGACTTCTGCTTAGGCTCCCGCTTCTCAGCCTCTATGTACGCCGGCAGCGCGTAGGTAGCCGCGTCGGCGACGTCGGGGTGGCAATCGGCTGTCCATTCGTATTTCCCGATAGCCCGCTTCTCTGGGTCAAACCTGGTCTTCTGCAGGTCCTCCTCCAGTGCTGAGCCAATCATGATATGCGCTCTAGACGTACCAAGTAGGTCCTTGAGTCGGTCTACTCGAGCCTTTTTACTGCCCTTGCCTTTCTTGGCTGGCTCAATGACCAGCTTATACTCGGACAAAAACGCAGGGTCTTTAGTAGTGCTGGCGCCGCCGGGGTCCCAGACGATGCTGACGACGTTGTATTTCCTAACCCAGGCCTCTACAACCGCGAGATACTGTGACTCCAGGGCGTTTGCGGCTCGCTCTGTAACCCATTCCCCGACATGCCAAACTCCACGCGGACCTTGACTGGCCCAAGCCCAGAGTACAACTGCCATTCTATCACTGCTAGCAGCAGGGTCGATGCCAATGCTGAAAGTGTCAAGACCAGGAGCAACTTTCGCAACCCGGATAGTTCCTGGCTGGAATTGGTCTGCGGCGTAGCTGGTGTCGGCGTCCCAGCAGTAGCCATTTTTTGCTCTGTCATACTTGTAGGCTGTGGCGTTTGTGTCGAATACGCGTTTGCCAAACCAGTTACGCTGTACGATGGGGTCAGTTTCGAGTAGTCCATACTTGTGAACATAGGCTGCCAGCCGCTCTGCAAAGAAGGTTTCGTGTGGGTTGTCTGCGCGGCCCCAGCCAATCGCATGCCACGCACTGTCTGTTTTTGCTTCTTGTGTACTTTTATCGTAACTCCTTATCCACGTCTCCCAGAAATATCCGCTAGCCACCGCCGGCACAGTCCCAGCAAGTACCAATCTGCCAGGCGTCGGTAGTTCTTTTGTAGTCTCATCAAGCATCGGGCCAAGAATGTCAGTAACCAGAGATTCAATAAGGCCAGGGTCGGACTGGCATTCATCAATGATTGCCATTCCGCAGGCCATAGAATCGCCGAGTAGAGACTGGACGTGGCGTAAGTCATCGGTGCCGCCGAACTGGACAGTCGCCCCATTAGGAAACGTCGTAGTAAGCTCTGTTTCATTGTGGTCCTTTGATGTGCACAGCTTCCATTTGCGGCACAGTGGCTTCCAAATCTTGCGCCATATCTTCTTTGCTTGTCCACTGGTCAGCGCCAGGTACAGGCAGCTGGCAGCTCCTGGTGCATGCACGGCTGTCATGGCCAGCAGCGCGCAGCAGAGGTAGCTCTTGCCGGCGCGGCGGCTGCACATCAGAATAAGATTCTGGTGCTTAGACCGTAGCGCCTCGAGCTGGTACCGGTGGCCGTCGGCTGCGGCTTCTGGAGTGAAGGCGGCTAGGGCTGCGGTCCGGCGGCGCAGAAGCTCCTGCTCTGCTGCTTGCTTAGCGTGCACGCTTAGCCAATTCCTCGTCACTCATTTTGCTAGGGTCTGTCTCTTCCGGCTGTTCCAGCTCGGAAAGTAGTTTGTTGAGTTTTTGCAGCAGCTCCACGTCAGTGATGCTGAGAAACTCCCGCTTGGCTACTTCAGCCATCTGCACAATAGCCCGCTCCACCATTGTCCTGACCTTGGCCCGTAGGTCGGCAGTGCTACGGCCAGTGGCGGTAACTGACTCGGCGACTACTCCAGCACGGGCCAGGTGCTTTACTTTGCCGTTGTCAGGCAATCTGATTGTCCAGTCCCTTGCGCATCTCGAGCCGCTGCCACAGCTTGTCAGCTGCCCAGATTTTCCTTAAGGCCCACGCGAAGCGCATGAGCCGGCGCAGGCGGAATAGCTTCCGCAGCTTGCGCAGGCGCTTGCCTGGCCGTCGCTCGGGGCTGTGTGGACGCGGCAAGTGACGGAGGCTAAAGGTGGCGCGCATATTTATTTGTCCCCGGGCATGCGCCAATACAATTACCTGACGGAGAATATAGCCTATGCTTTATTGCCCTGTGTCCTTTGTTTAGTGGACATTCCCTGAAACAATGGCCACAAATTCCCCATTTAATTTTAGACTTTGCTTTGTTCATGGATGGCACTCAAAATGGCCTCAAGGTCAAAGATGCGCTGTTTCAGCTTATCCACGTCCTCCTCAGTCAGCCTGTCAGCGAAGTCAGTAACGGGATAGGCTACTGGCTGTTCAGGAGTATCAACGCAGATTAAGTCTTTGTGATAGTTCTTATGGAAGTTGCACCAGTAGACAGCCACAGTTACCCCCTTGGCGGCTTGAGATTCAACTTAGCAATTTCGTCTTTGCTGAGACTGCGGCACGGCAGCGGCTCGGATTTAGGCTCAGGCTTGGCCCGGCTAAGGCCAGTGCATTCCTTGAGGTCATGCAGCCGCAGCCAGGCCTTGATACGGTTTTCGGCTTCGCTGCGGCTAAGGTTACAGGCCCTGGCAGCTGCAGCCATACTGCCGGCGTCAGCGAATGTGGCAATCAGCTTGTAGTCTTTGTCGCTGCGGCGCATGAGCGACTGCTTGCGGCCGACTTCACGCCAGTAGCCGGCTTTGTCGGTGTCAGCCAGTGGCACAATCTCGGCTTCGTCACTAAGCTCACCAGTCTCAGGGTCGTAGAGGAAGCTGCCATGCTGCCGAGGCATCGTAGACACTGGCAGCTGGTTCATGTCCATGAAACGTTCCACGTCTTCGAATCCCTCCCGCTGCAGCTTCTTATACCACTTCCGCTGCAGCTTCTTAAATGCTGGTGAATTAAGAGCTATGGGCTTCTTAGGCATTACTCATCATCATCTTCCTGTGCTGTATCAAAGCAGAAATACCCGGCAATGATTGTGCAAACGAAGTAGCAACCGCTTGCGATATAGAAGCCTTGTAGGCCGGCAGCGATACTGGCTAGCGCGGATGTGGCTGTCATGAAAAACCATCCGACGCTATGTAGGCTCATTGGCTGTCGTCCCAGGTAACTGGCCCGTAGCCGTGTTTGCCTTCGTGGCCTTCACCATGCCAGCATCTAAGCGGATGGCGGTCGATAATTACCTTGCCGTCGGCCCCAAAGACTGGGCTGTTCCCTTTCATTCTTGGAGTTACGTCAGTTGCCGTAGCATGTCTTGACTGGCATCCTCGAGGCTGCTGCGCGCAGCCGTCCGGGCCGCAGTTACTGGAGCAGCCTTCTTTGGCGAAACAAATCACTTCTTGTCCTCGGTGACGGCTAACAGAGCAAGGTAGCCTACCAGGTCCACTACCACGTCTTCGCCAGGCCAGCGCCCCCCTCGAGCGATTCGGCTCAACTTGTCATCCAGCCGTACTCTAATCCCCTCCGTAACTCCGGCGTCTGAGAAGATTCGCAGTGGCTTGCCCACTGAGTCGCCGTAAGACTTAGCCTTAGCCCTGAGAATGTTAGAAACATTAACTAGCCAATCAGCCGCTAAGTCTCCTGTTGATTTGTTATCCATGGCCCTCCTGATGTCTTTTAACATACTCGGCCGCAGTCCACAGCAACCGGTAACTATCTCGGAATGTCCCGAGCCCTCTATTGCACTGGCCACACAGGATGGCTCTAACTTTACCGGTAACGTGACAGTGGTCAATGTGGGTCCTATGGCCTGGCCTAAGAGGTTCACAGCAGATGGCGCAGAGACCTGCCTGGCCAGTTAACATTGCCGACACCTGCTCCGGAGTTAGTCCATATTGCGATTTTAGCTTGTGCTTCTTCTTTGTTGCTCCGGCTCTGGTCTTGTTGGCCCTATACCAGGCGGCCGCGGACGCTATGGCTTGGCTCCTGTTCTGTTGATACCAAGCCTTATTCCTTGCTTGCAATTTCTCTTTGTTAGCTTGGTAGTATTCCCGCTTGGCCAACAGAAGCTTTTCTCTGTTAGCCTCCCGCCATAGTTTGGCCGTTTGTTTTCCCCTCTCTTTATCTTTGTACGGCACTGGCGACTCATATACATTATCACAACAGATATTTAGTCCACAGACATGTGGACTGGTACCGAATATGCTATAGTCCGACTTGTGAGGGCATACCTCAACTCTACAGCAATGACAGAAAGTCTATCAACGCAGAGGCTACCAGTCGGGGGCTGTACTGCGCTTACGATGACCGCTGTAGTGACAGAAACTGGTGTCGGCAGGCTTGCCACGGCGGCCCTGGCTAAAGTTTCAACTGCGTATTAGTAATCTGCCTCCAAGCCACTGCCAGGGCTCGGATAGATTAAGTCCCGACCCTTATGCCGTTCCTGCCGCAGCGTGTCAGCACGCATTTAGCCGATATGTGTGGCCGCAGCAGCTAGACCGCTAAGGACCCTTAACGCCCTACACAAGCTGTTTGGCCAGCGCTGGCACGAGCTTACGCGGCTTGAGGTAAGCGACACAGGCATTAGCCTGGCATTTGCCGAGCCGCAGCGGCAGCAGGCTGCCGTTCCAGCTGTTGCCTATCCTGCGCCGTCGCCGGCTCCTGATAAGGCACTTCCCGAGCCGCCGCTTAACGATGCTGACCTAGCCCTGTCGCCGCCGGCTGGGATGCTGGCGCCGCCGTCTGAGGAGTCGAACTAGTGGCTATCGCGGTAGCCAGCTCCGAAGTCAGCCAAGGCGCTGTCGGACGTCCCAACAGCGACTGGTACGGCGAAGACGTCGAAGACAAAGACCGCGGACGCCGCCTCCGTAACTGGATGGACGGTATTGAGAACACTAGCTGGACTAAGCGCTGGGCTAGCCTGGTCTTCTACCGGTACATGACCGGCCGCACCACTGGGCCTATCGGCTACAACTACAGTTCCACTGCCCGTCCTGGCGCCGCCAATATCTACAGCCGCGCCGTCTTCGAGGCTCCCCGTTACAACGTCCTAGCCCAGTGCAATGACGCGCTGGCTAACCGAGTCTACAAGAGCCGGCCCTTTCTGCAGGTTTGTCCAATTGACGGCGACTTTACCACTCGCTTCGATGCCCGGTCGCTTACTCAGTACATGGACGCAGTGTTTTACTCGCTGCATCTGTGGGAAATGGTGGAGCTGTGCGGCTTCGACTCCCGCATCTGGGGTGACGGCTTCCTCAAGATTGACAACGGTGTCAATAACCATCTGACGGCTACACGGATTCTGTCAGACGAAATCGTTGTAGACGAAAACGAATGTAACACCGGCAAGCTTAGCCGGCTCGGCATCCGCGTCTTTGTCAGCCGCAAAGAGATGCTGCAGCAGCCGTATATCAAGAATGACCCCAAGGCTGTGGACGCTGTCAAGCGTGCGCCTAAGTCAAACAACGGCTTCTACTTCGGCGGCGACATTGATTATACGGATGTCATTGTCCTGCGCGAGGGATGGAGTTTCTGCCAGAAAGACACCGACGGCAACGAAATCCCCGGCTACCACATTATCGCCGTCGGCGACTACACGCTGAAGTGTGAAGAGTGGATGCGCGACCACGCGCCGATTGCCAGGCTGCCGTTCAAGCTCATGCCTACTGGCTACTACAGCCAGGGCATGCCTGAGATGGCGCTGGGGCTGCAGCGTGAGCTTGACCGTACGATGGCGGCTAACTGGGAGAACCGCCGCCGCGCTGCTTGGCCACGGATTGGCATTGCCCAGGGCAGCAACGTAGACCCTGGCAAACTCGGCGACAAGTCCAACGGCATTTACTACTACACCGGTACCAAGCCAGAGTTTGACTTCCCTATGGCTACGCCTCCTGAACAGTTTCAGTATGAGGAGTCAATCATCCGCCGTATCAAAGAAGTCTTCCGGCTCAATGACCAGCAGATGCAGGGCGCCAGGCCTAAGGCAATCAGCGGGAAGGCCGTTAACCTGATTGACGAGCTGGACGACGCGGCCCATGCCGATTTGTTTCAGCATATGGAGGACTTCGTTGAGCAGGTTGGCAACCTGATTATCGAAGCCTCCGAAGATTCCAAGCCTAAGGTTACGCTGCCGGGCCGTCAGGCGCAGCTCATTGACTGGGCTAGCCTTAACTGGGACGAGAAGAAGTTCTATCTGCGGCCATTCCCTGTCGGCCGGTTGTCTCAGTCAATTGCTGTGAGGCAGGAGCAGATTCGTACCTGGTACGCCGAAGGCGCAATCAGTAAGCAGACCAAGATGCGTCTCGAGCAGGTGCCGGATACTGACGGCTACCAATCACTGGCCAATGCAGCTCAAGACTTCATCGAGATGCAGTTGGACGAGATGATTCAAACTGGCAAGTACCAGCCGCCTGAGCCCTGGGTCGACGTTGATGCAGCCATGGAAACAGCGCAGGCCAGGTACTGTTACGAGCGAACGCTTAAGACGCCGCAAGACCGTACGGACATGGTCCTGCGCTACATCAGCGCCCTGGACGAATTGAAGTCAGCTGCCGGTGCTGCAATGCAAGGGGCTATGGCTCCTGCGCCTGCGCCTGGCAGCCCAGAAGCTATGGCCATGCCGCCAGGCGGCGCAGCCCCTGGAGCGCCACCGATTGCGCCGGCAGGAATTCCCGGCCTCCCTAACCTACAACCTGGCCAGGCACCAGCGCCGCCAGCGTTCCCAGCACCGCAAGGATAACCAATGAACAGCATCGACCCTAACGCTACTGCTACGCCTGCGCCGGCTGCCGCCGTTACCACGTCAACGGCTGCGCCTGCTACCAATTCAGAGCCTGTCACGACTGCAGTCACGACCGACGCCGTCAAGGCCGCTCGTTACGAGGCTGCTAACGCTCAGCTCGAGGCTGCGGCTAAGGCAGAGGCCGACAAGGCGGCAGCCGCCGTGGTTGCCGAGCAGGCAGCCGCTGCCGCCAAGGCCAAGGAAGCTGACACCGTTGGTCAGCTGACGGCCAAACTGGCTGAAACAGAGGCACAGGCTAAGACGCTGGCTGACAAAGCTAAGTTTGCTGAGAAGCTCGAGGCTGTTCAGACGCTGGTCAAGGCCGGCAAGCATTACGACGCAATCCAGGCCCTGTCAGACATTGGCCTTAGCTTTGATGCTGCCGTCCAGCAGATTATCAACCCTGGACAGGAGCCTACACCGGCAAAGCCGGAGGATAAGCCTGTTGACCCGGAAGTGGCCAAGCTCAAAGAGCAGCTTGATGCCGTAAATAAGCGGCTTGAGGCGGCAGACAAAGCAGCGGCCGAAGCGGCTAAGGAGCAGGGCCGGCGGTCTGTTGTGGACCACGTTAAAGCCAAGGCTGCTGAGTTTCCATACCTCGCAAGCAATGAGGAATGGATTACCAAAGCATTGTCCGACGCCGAACCTGACTACGCCGCTGCCATCAAGGCTAACAAGGACCAGGACATTTCAATGGAAGCTAAGAATGACTTGATTATCAAGGCGTTAGCCAAGGCAGAGGCGCAGCATAAGGCTACTGCAGAGGCTTACATGGCAGTGGCTAAGGTAGTGCCGGCGACCAAAAAGCCGAATGATGTACCGAAGGTGACTCAACCGACGTTGACATTTACTGGTTCTAGAGCTGGCGTAACGCCGGCAGCTAAGACTGGCAAAGTTGCGACGTTGGAAGAGCTTAAGCTGGCCCGCCGTCAGGCGAACTAACCGAAAGTAACTACAGGATAAACTATGGCTTTCTTTAACGCTAACGTTGATACGCTGCTCCGGAATGACCTGGACCGAGCCTATGAGAATATGGCTTTCGGCGGACAGTACGCCAGCGTCATTGGCCTTTTCCGCAAGGAAGAGGTTTCCGGCGATGCCAAGAAGGTTCCGCTGAAGCGTGACCTCGGCGCTGGCCAGTCGGCCACGGCGTCTACGGCCTATGCTAACGCTGCTCTCGCGGGCCGCGATGCCTTCGTTGTGACGCCGTACAAGACCTACGGCTTTAGCGTTATTCCGCTGGACCAGGCTGCCTTTACCAAGGGCGATGACAACGCCGTTGTTGACCTCCTGCTGGATGAATCGCAGACGGCGATGGACTCCTGCAAGATGCAGTTTGACCAAGCGCTTGCCGGCGACGGCAGCGGCACTGTTGGCTACATCGTCAGCAACAGCGGCTCCGGCCCGTACGTCCTGACGCTGCAGTCCAAGCAGCAGTGTAATCGTATTACCGTCGGCGCCACCTATGTTTCTAAGGACCTGCCGTTTGGCGCGTCGCTGGATTCGGGCAGCTTTACTGTTACGGCTGTCAACTCGTCCACCAAGAAGATTACCGTTAGCGCCGCTGGCGGCTGGACGCCCACCAATACGCACGTCTTCGGCCTCCAGGGCACGATGGCGTCTAGCACCAGCCCCGTTGTGTGGCCTGGCATCCCCGGCTGGATTCCGCCGGCTGCTAGCCGTCCCACGAGCGGCAGCTTCTTTGGCGTGACGCGCTCCACTAATGAGACGAAGCTTGCCGGTCTCTACCTCGACGGTAGCAACCTTGGCATTCTCGAGGGTATCAATCAGCTTGCTTACGGCATTGCTGACGTGCCTGGTGCCAACCCCAATCTCTGCGTCATGGCGTTTTCTACGCTGGGAAAGATTGAGGCGCAGCTCCAGACCGAGCGGCGTTACGTCGAATCTCAGGTCAAGGGACCTGGCATTGACGTCTTCTTCCGTACCGTCCGCATCAATGGCCCGTCCGGTCCGATGGACCTGGTTGGCTCCAGCAACTGGGACCCGACGCTTGTTGCGGTTCTCACCAAGGAATCTTGGGTGCTGGGTGCGCCCGGTAACAAGCCGTTTGTGCCGGCAACGGCGAATGGCTCGCCTGTTGTTGAGGTGCCTGGCGATGACACGGCAGTGGCCAAGTACCGCAGCCAGGGCATTGTCTGGTGTGACGCCCCCGGACACAACGGAATGCTGACCATCCGCGCCTAAGGAGCATCATGGACCGCTACATTAACCAGGACGAGGGGGCGTTTCAGCCCGGCAGAGTCAAGCTGGACATCCAGTTTACTGCCGGGACTTCCGGTGCTGTTCCTACCACGTTCTCTGCGTTCACTATCGCCGATGGCCTTGACGGCAGCTTGACTACCCCGATGACCTTGACCGGAACTGGCGTCTATACCTGCCTTCTGGCGGATGCGTATGTGCGGCTGCTTAGCGCGAAGTTTAGCGTTATCCAGGCCACTTACAATGCAGCCCATGGTCAGGAAGGCTACGTTATCACTAACAGCGTCACCGATGCAACGACGCCGGCGGTGGCCTTCCAGTGTACGCGGCCTGACACCGGCGCTGCCGTAGCCGTTACTTCCGGTGACGTTGTCTGTATCACGCTGGAACTCCAGCGTATGACCGGCGACCAGTAGAGGTTAAGCAGTGGCGACGCTGCTTAGCACACTAGTCTCTGACATTCGGCTACTTAGCGGCCTAAGGGCTAATCAGCTCTACACCAATGCTGACATCGGCGGCATTGTCAGTGACCTTTGGGCCGAATTGTACGACAGATTTGTAGCTGCCAACCAACACTACAGCATTCAGACGTTTGAGTTTACGCTGGCCGGCGGCGTCGGCGGCAACTCGGTTGACCTACCAAATAACTTCCAGCTCGGCAATGGCCTTGAGCTTAACCCATCGCTGCCACGGCCGCAGTCAGTCCGCTACCTTGACAACTGGCTTAACCGTAACAACCTCGGCGCCAGCGTCCTTAACATCGGCGGCGGCTTGGCCTGCAGCGACCGTCAGTACTGTTTCAACAACAACCAGTTGCTGGTGTTTCCTGCTACTTCCAGTGCAGGGGATTACAAGCTCTATTACACGCCGATGGCTGAGAAGCTGCTCGAGCCCATTACCGTCACCTTCGCTCTTGACGCGGCTGACCATCCGTCGGTGCCGCCTACTGGAAGCCTTACCGGTAGCGGCAGCTGGTCGCTGGCTAACGCCGACTTTAACGCCGACATTCCAGAAGACAGCAGCGTTATTCTAAGCCTGGACTTCGACGCTCCCAATACGAGCTTCAGCGGCGACTACCCCATTGTAGAGATTGGTCTGGTCAGTGAAGGCTTTGGCGAGCCTACCGCCAGCTGCGACAACCTGGTGTCAACCAGCGGCTTTACTGGCCCTGCCGCCGGCACCGGCACATATACCTACCAGCCTATCGGCACCATTGACCGCCTGTCTGACTACGCCGACCCATGGGCTGTCTATCTCAAGCTTGGCGCCAGCATCGCCATCAGGGAAGCCAGGCAGCAGGACGTGGCTGACCTCGAGCGGCGGTTTAACGGCCAGAAACTGCGCGTAGACCAGATGCTGCAGAATCGCCAGGAAGAGCCTACTCAGCCGCCTTTGACTAGCGGCCGTAGCTTCTGGGACAGTCTCTAGCGACGCAGTATCCGCTGGATGCTGCCAAGCACTCGGTCAGCCTTGTCACAGGCGTCTGTGTTGTCGCTGGCAATCTGGTCAAGTACGGTTTCGGCTGCCGCCAGTGCCTGCTCCAGTAGCTGAATCCTCCGCTGCATACTGCCACGGCCCATGCTGGCCAATTCCTGGCTCATGTCCGGGAGGATGTCCGGCTGATAGCCGCAGACGCAGGGAAGTTCGCCGTAATTGTTGTGTTCGGTTTTCATGTCCTAAGTATCGGCTACTGCCGCCACTAAATCAAACCTAAAAATCACTGCTATTCTGTTCAGCCAATATCCTAGACCGACGGTCGTGTCTACTCCTGAATTTGTACAACTCATGCATTTAACCGCTTGCGTCTATCCACAGCCGGATATAAATCCACCTTCAACGGCAATCACGCCGCCAAAACCAAGGACAAACACAATGCCACAGACCAACGTCATCGCGAATCAGGCTCACATCGTCAAGGCTATCCGTCAGCTGCTGCAGGAACGAAAGCCAGCCCAGCGCAGCCCCTTGACACCGACGCAGCGGTTTATCGTCGGTGACCTACGCGGGCTAATCCTGCAGAAGGATAGCAGCGGCAAGGCCCAGGACTATAGCCACTGGGAGCTGCGTAAGCTCAAGGGTACGCGGACGGTCCTGCTTGCTACTGCCGTCGGCCGTATCGAGCGGTACATACTGATTGGCCCCCGCGGCAGCCTCCAGCCCCTGGACAGCAAGTCACAGCTCAGCCAAATGGACCTTGATGAGGCCATCGCTGCAGACGCGGCGGCGGATGCCAATGCGTGATAAGCCGCTGGTAGCGGCGGCGATAGCGTCAATAGCGCTGATAGTGGCTCTGCTGGTGCTAAAGATGCTGATTATGCTTCACTAAGCCACGGCTAAAAGCCGATTCACGTGGCCATCAAGTATAGCCGCGTCTCTACCAAAGACCCTGAGCTGCAGCAGGTCCAAGTTGAGGTAGAACGCGGCTTTAGCCAAGTTCCTGAACCTGAGCCTGATGGCATCGTACGCATTGACACAGCCAGCGGCACCAAGACCTACACCGTCAAAGACACTGATAAACATGTAGTCTGTGTTACAATCGCTGGCCCGCTGACCGTAGGCCTGCCTGCGCCGTCGACTAAACGTGTCATTGGCGTCCTGGCCAACGGCGCCAACACAGCCACTGTCCAGCGCCAGGATGGCAAGGTCTGTAGCTTTGGGGCTAGCAAAGCATTAGCTAACGCTGCAGCCCTGTTTGTAGCAGATGGCGTGGATTGGTATCTTGGATAATTCGGGGCTTATATCGCAAATGGCGCAGCCGTGCCATTACTGTGGTCTCCCGGCCGACACGATTGACCACACTATCCCACAGCATCTTATTGCCAGGGTAGACTATTCTGGAATTGACATACCCAACAGCCTTTTAACCGTGCCAGCCTGTAGAGAATGCAACGTATTGATTGGAGGCAGTGTATTTGCCACTGTTGACGAGCGGGCAAGGTATCTTAAGTCTCGGTTAAGAAAGCGGTATAGGTCGGTGCTGAAGACCCCTGTTTGGAGTACAGGCGAACTAGAAGAAATGTCAGACAAGATGAGAGAGTACATTTCTTCTGCTGCCAAGGCTAGAAAATGCATTGAAGACAGGTTGGCCTGGTAATGCCGTTACGCGATACTACCGTCGATGTATTCCCGATTGGCCCTGACCAGCTGCCGTCAGACCGCCAAGGCGGCGTCGGCCGACTGACCGACCTGCGCAACTGCGTATTCGAGCATTTCGACCCTGCCAATCCAAGTAAGCCGCAATACCTTAATCTTAAGCAGCGTAATGGCTTCCACAGCCGGCCACTGACTGGCCACAATGCCGGCTCAGGAGCTACGGAATCTCTGTCATGGCTAGGGCCTAAGCTGCTCGGCACGGTCGAAAATGGCGCCCCTATGTCTGTCGTGGCCGGCGTCCCCCGAGTTGATGACGGCACTGACTGGGCTAACTATGCTACGTCTCGTGTCCTGACTAATAAGACCACTGCGCGGCCGGTGTATTCGGCGCAGTCAGTGGCGCAGGCGCCGGACAAGTCGTGGCTTGGCGGCGTCCACTGCCGTGTCTGGACTGAGGTGACCCAGGGTAGCAACCTCAGCAGCACCAGCATTACCAATGTGGTGGCAGGCTTCCGGTCTGAGTCTGGGGCTTGGGTTAGAAAGCCATTCGTTGTCCAGGCGGGCGGGGCTGCGGGTAACAGGACAATGGCCAGAGTCACCAACGACGGGACTCAGTTTTGGGTATTCGCCACCGACCACAACGGCGGTAACCCGCGCATTAACATCTTTGTCTACGACACTGATGGCAAGCAACTGGCGACGAATCACGTAGACATGGTGTGGGATTATGAGCCTGGGTACTGGGACATCCAGTATAAGGGAGGCACCGACACCGTCCTGCTTGCGCAGCCGGCTGACGATGACCCTGACGCCGATGACCATGTGCAATTTTCTGCCTGCAGCTACGACTCTGGCACTATCACCATTACCACTAACACTGACACTAACATCCATTGTAATGGACCAGTTGCCTTCACTACTAACTTTCAAGACGCAGAAAACTACATCATAACCACTAACTTCGACACCGGCGACACTGTCAGACTGTGGTCCTACAAAATCTCTCTCAGCACTGGCAACTATGTCAGTGTGCATGAGTATAATTTCGGCGTCACCATCCCCGTCACTCCTGACACGCTGATTGGCTTTACTGAGCCGTCGACTGATAACAATGTTGCCCATAAGAACATTGTAGTTAGCTTCGGCGTCCCAGCCATAGAAACTACCTACGGCGCTCCCTTTGACCCGGCACTGCGGTATATCAAGAGCTACCGCTGCAAGTGGAACGACACTACGACGTTCCTGCGCCAGACTAACTCGGTCTGCCAGGTCAGCCGGGCTCTGGCCATTAGCGGCGACTACTACGCCTGGACTTATTACCAATCTGGCAGCGGCGATGCCATCCAGACGTCTCAGTCGGTCGAGATTCAAGGCGGAGACTACTTCATCGGAGCTGCCGAGCAGCAGGTACAGGTATCCGTGGGGGCGCTAACCACAGGTAGTCCACAGACTTTCGCCGGCACCAGCGTCTACACCACTGCGCCGTCGTCTGTTCAAAACATCCAAGCCGGCGACACCGTAGAGAACACCACAGCCCCTGCAGGTATTGGCATTCCAGAAGGAACGGCGGTTCTCAAGTGGACGCTGGCCAATATCTCTGGCGGCTCATTCTCAGTCGGCGGCAACCTTAAGTTTACCGGCAACACTGACTATCCAGCCATCAACGTTGGCTTCTGGCAGATTCTGGCCATGGGCAGCGCCGGCCCAAGTAACGAGTTCTACACGCCGCGTAGTAGCACCGTCGGCGGCACCGTTCCTGACCTGACGTTTACCACTTCTGGCACTGTCGAAGTCATATCGCTTACCTTCTACAGCATGCCAATCTCTGACGCCTACAACTATGCCCCTACCAGGGACTTCCTCCCGGCTGGCACGCTGGTTGTTACTGGCAACAGCAACCCGGACAACAACGGCACCTTCACAATTAACAGCGCCGAAACCAATGGAATCTGGGTTGTGACAGGCACGCAGGCTAGCACCACCACTGGTTTTACCGGCGTTGTAACTCCGGCTCAGCCCAATCGATGGGGATTGCCTAATAACACATTCGATAATATTTACGTCGGTGACCTGTTGCAAATGAACGGCACGACAAAGCCAGAGAATACAAGCCAATTCGAGATTACCAGCGTTATCAGCGCCAATACCATCGACACTGCTAACGAAACTACGCTGTCGCCGGAGTATTTCTTTTCTCCTACGATTGAGGCGTTTATTATCCTTGGCCCTAGCCATACTCCATACACGTTCCACCTCACAGACGTCACCTTTGACCCTAGCTACATCGGCGCCATTATCTCATTCAATGACCCTCAGCATGATGATAGTGCCGGGCTCTATAAGGTGACGCAGATTGTTGACAGTCACACAGTAATCACTGTTCCTATCTCCACTGTGGGCACGCCGCGAAGCGAGATGTTGCTTGACCCGCCGTCGTTTATCTCGATTCTCATACAGTCACAGACGATTCCGCAGATTCAGCCGCAGTGGTTTCTGACGCCGCTGGCTGAGATTACCACGGCCCAGGTTGGTAACCTCGAGCTTG